AATCAATGAGGGCCATGAGCCAGACTCAGATGATTATTACGAAGAGCTAAACAACAGAATTTATAAAGTTTACCCACATTTGCAAAACGCAAGTGTTGAAAGTAAGGACGCGCAAGTAGAAGCCAAACCCTCTGTGCAAAGAGTTGCTTCTGCCACTGTAGGTAGTGGTCGTCAAAAAACACAAGGCAAAAAAAATGGCGTGACGTTTTCTAAGTCAGAAGTAGAGCGCCTTAGAGGGCTAAAACCTCATAACATGAGCGAAGAAGCTTGGTTAAAAAAGGTTGCAGCTGAAAAGCAACGCATAGCATCTAGGGAGGCAATGTAATGACAGAAGAAAAAAAAGTGAACGCAAATAGAAATTCTCGTGAATCCGAGGCACACGATAAACAAACTCGTAGAAAACCATGGCGACCAGTTAGAAGGTTGGAAACGCCGCCGGCTCCTCCAGGGTATACATACCGCTGGATTAGGGAGTCAATGTTGGGACAAGAAGATCGCGCAAACGTCAGTAGACGTATTAGAGAAGGTTGGGAACTCGTAAGAGGTACAGATCTTCCTAGTGATTGGGACTTACCAACAGCGGACGAACATAGCCGACACGCTGGTATTGTTTATAATGAAGGATTACTTCTTGCAAAAATACCTAACGAAACCGTTGAAGAGCGAAGAGACTATTACCAAGGTAAAAGTAAAGACGCTGTAGATGCGTTAGACAACACTATGTTTAACGAAACTAGAAGAGACGGTCGATATGTTAAGTATGATCCCCAAAGGGATTCAAGAGTATCTTTCGGCAAAAAATAACCGTACAGAAATGTACATAATCATTTAGGAGACTAAAAATGGCGAATAAAGACGCTTCTTTTGGACTAAAACCTGTGAAAATGATTGGTGGTGCTCCGTATAATGGCGGGCAGTCACGTTATAGAATTGCTGCAAACTATGGCACGAGTATTTTCCAAGGCGACTTGGTAATGCAAGTAACTGGCGGTGGTGTAGAAATACACGCTGTTGGTGGTACTGTACCATTGGTTGGAGTTTTTAACGGCTGCGAGTATACAGACCCAACAACAGGCGAACAGGTATTTAGTAACTACTATCCAGCTTCTACGAATGCTTCAGATATTATTGCCCATATCATTGATGACCCTATGGTCGTTTTTGAGATCCAGGCAGATGAAGCTTTCCCTGTAGCGGATTTACTAGGTAACTTCGATGTTATCAAAACTAACTCTGGCTCTACCAAAACTGGTATTTCCGGAGATGAGGTTGATGTATCTACAGGTGCAACAACCGCAACTTTACCCCTGAAAGTAATTGATATTTCTCAGGATCCCAATAACCAAGACGTAGGATCGTCCAATACTAACGTGTATGCTGTTATTCAGAATCATGTGTTTGGTGCGAAAGCTGCGGGTCTAGCATAAGGAGTAACTAAATGGCTATTTCAAGAGCACAATTAGCGAAGGAGCTAGAACCAGGTCTAAACAGTTTGTTTGGTTTGTCATACGATGAGTATACAAACGAATACGCTGAGATCTTTGCCCAAGAAGACTCACAAAGAGCCTTTGAGGAAGAAGTTTTAATTACAGGCTTCGGCGGCGCTCCTACAAAAACTGAAGGTGGTTCGGTTGATTTCGACCAGGCTACTGAAAGTTACACTAGCAGATACACGCACGACACTGTTGCGCTTGCATTTGCTTTAACAGAAGAGGCTGTAGAGGATAATCTTTACGACTCTTTAGGTAAAAGGTATACAAAAGCATTAGCGAAATCGATGGCTAACACCAAAGAAGTCAAAGGTGCTGACGTACTCAACAACGCATTCTCTTCCGATCATACAGGTGGCGATGGGGTAAGTCTTATTAACACTGCGCACGTCCTAGCGGGCGGTGGCACAGCTGCTAACAGAGCTACATCAATGGCTGACTTGAATGAGACATCATTAGAAGATGCTTTGATTGATATTGCTACTTTTACAGATGACCGTGGATTGACGATTTCTGTCCAGGCAGACAAGCTTGTGGTACCACCACAGCTGGTTTTTGTTGCTGACAGAATCTTAAACTCACAGGGAAGATCAGGATCTGCCGATAATGACTTAAACGCAATTAAGAACACTGGTGTTCTTTCTGGCGGTTACACAGTTAATCATTATCTAACTGATCCAGATGCTTTCTTCCTTCTGACTTCTGTAACATCCCAGGGCGAAGGCCTCAAGATGTTCCAAAGAAGCCCGATGGAGACATCTATGGAGCCTGACTTCACGACTGGTAACATCCGTTACAAAGCTCGTGAGCGTTACAGCTTCGGCTTTAGTGACTGGAGAGGAATCTACGGTTCACAAGGTGCATAACGAGTAGCAGCGTTAACTGTTATAGAAAGGGGCCTTCGGGTCCCTTTTTTTATGCCTAAATTAATTAACATATTTGTATAAAAACTTGCACAAAACGACACGATAACAGTATAATACTTGTATGGAAACGATTTGGAGCACAGCATGGATTTAAACTTAGATTGGTCAAAAGGTGAAAAGCAGTCGGACGGCCGGCTGCTTAAAACCGCCAAGCCTACGCCTGAATTTTGGGCGCTATGGAAGGTCAAAAAGGCAGCTATCAAAAAAGCTGGTTATACAGTCAGCAAGATTGACGACGCCTGGCTAGTTACACACATGGTTGATGACAATGCTGCGATCGAAGATTCAGTGGCCACAAACTCAGATATGCAAATACCTGTACCCGCCGGCCTTGAGTATCTTCCTTATCAAAAAGCTGGTATTGCTTACGCTGCTGGCCGCAAAAGCACTCTGATTGGTGACGAAATGGGCCTGGGTAAAACAATCCAGGCAATTGGCACAATTAATGTGACTAATCCAAAGACGGTCTTGGTCGTTTGTCCGGCTTCTTTGAAGTTGAATTGGAAAAACGAAATGGTCAAATGGCTCGTATCTGAGCGCACAATCGACGTGGTAAACGGTGGTGGTGAGCAAATACCGTCTAATCCTGACGTGGTTATTATCAACTATGACGTGCTCACTAAGCACGCTAAAGCATTACAGTCTAGGACCTGGGACATGGTTATTATGGATGAGGTACACAAGATCAAGAATCCTAAAGCCAAACGCACGGTTGTTGCTGTTAGCATAAAGGCCAAGCGCAAAGTGTTACTTACGGGAACACCTATAACCAATAGGCCCATAGAGCTACAGCCAATAGCTGGTTACCTGGATCCTGAAAGCTTCGGCAACTTCTTTTACTTTGCTAAAAAGTATGCCGGCGCATACAAAGGTCGATTTGGCTGGGACTTTAGCGGATCTTCTAACCTGGATGAGCTGCAAAGAAGGTTGCGCCAGTCTTTTATGATTAGAAGAAAAAAAGATGAGGTGCTCAAAGATCTGCCAGCAAAAGTGCGCCAGGTAATTGTGTTGCCAAGTAAAGGTTACACCCAGGAACTAACCAAAGAGTTTGATGCTTTGTCTGACGCGGTTGAAGAAACCAGCTTTGAAGAGGTGTCGTTTGAGAAAATGTCTGAGGTTAGGCATGAAATGGCTTTGGCTAAAGTAAACGATGTAGTAGATCATTTGATGGACCTGGAGCACCAGGTTGTAGTTATGGCTCACCACAAAGATGTTGTCCAAGGTATAAAAGAAGGCCTGGAAGCAGTGGGTAAAACAGTGGTTACTTTGACTGGCGATTGTAACCAGGCCCACAGACAAAACTCAGTGGATACGTTTCAGGCCGGTAAGGCAGACGTTTTTATAGGTACGATCGGGGCCGCGGGTGTTGGTATCACGCTTACAAAAGCAAGCCATGTGGTTTTTGCTGAGCTAGACTGGGTACCAGGCAACATGAGCCAAGCAGAAGATCGCTGCCATAGAATTGGCCAAGAAGACTCTGTGTTGGTACAGCACTTGGTTGTTGATGGATCTATTGACGCCAGGATGGCTGAAGCCTTGGTAGGCAAGCAAAAAGTGCTAGATAAAGCTCTTGATAATGTGCAAGTGTTAGATCAAAGCATTTCAATCAACGATCTTGCGGTTGGTGTCAAAGAAGTAGAAAAAATGTTTCACAATAAGAAACTAGCGCCATTGAGCAACGAGATAGTAGAGGCAATGAGATCTTGCGCAGCTTACCTGGCATCTAGATGTGACGGTGCCCTGGCAGAGGATGGCCAAGGATACAATGGTTTAGATAGCCGATTTGGCAAGTCAATAGCACAACAATTAGTCTGGACTCCGGCCGTACAGCACGCAGCAAAGAAAATGTTAAAAAAATACAGAGAACAATTGCTCCAGGGCGGTTTATCTGTAGAATACAAATCCATCTACTAACCCTTCGGTAGATAGCTACCACTAGCACTTTCTCCAGGGACCTTCGGGTCCCTTCCTTTATTCTTGACGTTTTTTCCTGTTTAGTATATTTGATGCTATACTTTAAGTGGGTCTAGGATAATTAATGACTCTATCGACCGGCCTAGCGGACATTTGCCAAGACGATAGATGAATTCTCTCAGGAGGGAATTATGGCTAATTCAACATTTAACGGACCAGTTAGGTCCGAAAACGGCTTTGAACAGATTACTGTTACAGCCAAAACAGGAGCAGTAACCACAAACTTCGACATCGACGCAAGTGGTAATGTTACTGGTACTGGTACTATGAAAATGACCGGTGCCACAAACTTTGTAAAAGATTACGAGTCTATTACAGATGCTACCAAAACTATCACAGCAGCCGATTCTGGAACCGTATACGGTTTTAACAGAGCTGGCGGTATCGTGGTAACACTTCCAACACCAGCAGCTGGGGTTCATTATAAGTTTTTAGTGGAAACTACTTTTACTGGCGTAGGGCAAATTAAAACAGCTACAACAGATGGTACAGACGGCTTCCTAGGAACTGCGTTTGTTTTTGACACTGGCGAGATCGGTGAAACCGACAACTTCCATCCAGCTTCATCAAACGATGTAATTGACTTGGGTTCAGATGAACAAGGTCGTTTAACTGGTGGCTTTATTACACTTACAGGCGTCAACACTACAACTTGGTTTGTAGAAGCGTTCTTAATGGGTGACGGAACATTAGCTACTCCATTTACTGACAGTTAATAGGGAGTAAATAATGGCAACTAGATTAACAGGCTCAGACGTAAAGGCGGTACATATTGCCGGCGATTCGCAAGCTCTAGATGCAGATGGAATTTCAACAGCAGCAGCAGTAGGTAATAACGCTGCATTAACAATCGGAGGCGCTTTAGCCTCCGGTGGTTCATGTACGTTTGATGCCGGAAGGATTGTAACAATCCTTTCTGCCGGAGATGATTCTAGTAAATCATTCACCGTTGTTGGCACCGATGTAAATGGCGATGCTCAAACAGAGTCAATTACGGGTGCAAATGCTGGTACAGCTACTGGTAGCTCATATTTCAAAACCGTCGCAAGCATTACAGCTGTGGGAAACCCAGCCGGTAATGTTTCAGCTGGCATTAATGCTTCAGCTGCGGATGTAATATTTGCTGGCAGATCTAGATTCCAGGGTATCAATCTTGTATGCACGGCTACCGCCGGACTATTAGACTTTTTAACAAGCAGCCCAACAGGCACATCAATATTTAAAGTGGGAACCGTAGCCGATGCTACGGCTACCAGGGATATAACCATTCCAGATGAAGGTATGGTTTTTGCCACAGGAATATATGTGCAATACACAGCTGCCACGTTTAATACAATGACGGTATTTAGGGCGTAAAAAAAAACATGGCAACTATAAAAGATGCCAAGAGAACCAAAGGCGGGAGACTCACTTATAGAGGTGAGTCTTTTGCCGGTTTTAACAAACCTAGCCGCACACCTGGCGCAAAAAAGAAGTTTAAGGTGTTGGCTAAAAAGGGAGATCAAATAAAGCTCATAAGGTATGGCGATCCTAATATGACTATTAAGAAGAGCAACCCAGGGCGAAGAAAAAATTTTAGAGCAAGACATAGCTGCGATACTGCTAAAGATAATTTTACAGCCAGATATTGGTCTTGCAAAAACTGGTAAAAAACTATGGCATTTTTTAGAAATCAAATGTTTAACAGGCAGCCAATGGGGTTTGCTCCCAGACAAAGCCGTTTTAGCGGTGGTTTAGGTGGCCTTTTTGGCGGAATGGGTGGTTTTAACCCTTATCAACAACAAATGCCTAGAATGGGCGGCATGATGGGCCGTAGATTTAGCCCGATGATGGGCAGACGTTTTAACCCTATGATGGGCGGTGGCTTTAACCCAATGATGGGTGGTGGTTTCAATCCTTACATGGGTGCTGGCTTTAACCCAATGATGGGTGGTGGTTTCAATCCTTACATGGGTGGTGGATTTGCCCCTATGATGGGTGGATTCCAAGGTTATGATTTTAACACCCCAATTGGCGAGGCACCTCCTGGAGTGGAACCAACCCCTCCACCACCACCTCCATCAATATCTGATTTATATGGTGGTCTTGATGAGGCGCAAAGGAACGCATTTTTAGAACAATACGGTTTGGCACCAACACCACCACCTCCAGCGCCAATAGAAAGACCAGACGTAGATGAGCGCGATATGTTTGATAGTGGATCTGTGCCAGGTGAACCTAGAATGGGCACTATGGGCGGTAGTGGTTTTGGCAGATTCCCATTAGGAACTGCTGGTCCTGAATTTTTATATGATGATGCTGGCAACCCTATTTTAGAGCCGCCTGAAGGGTTAAGAACTGGATTTACAATAGATGGTGCGGGTTCTACTAGACCAATACCACCAGAAGACTTTGGCTTTGGCCCAGGCATAAGGCCAACAGAAATTATTGGACCAGACGGTAGTTTTATTGGTTCGGGAAGTGTAACGCCACCACAAGACAGAGCAACGGCTATACCGCAGCCCGATCCAGAATTTGATATACCAGGCGTAGATTTAGAAAAGATTCGTGAAAGCTTGGCTAAAATGGAGCCAATAATACCTGGCATTAGTTTGCCAGGGCCTATAAGGATTTCGGAGCCAGCTCCAACACCAAGGCCTATACCTACGCCTAGACCGGTGCCGGTCAGAGGGCCAGGCCGGCCAACGCTTGAACCAATAAGAGGAGTAGGTGGTGGTAAATTCAATCCAATGCCACCTCCACAAGCACCAGTGCCGATGCCAGCACTACCAGTAAATCCATTCGATAACCCTTTATTTAGCGATCCAGGGCTTGGAAGTGAAG